TCCTGGTTGAAATGTCATAATTACCACCAAAAACCGGCCGAGATCTTTGTGCAAATTACGGTTATAAATAACTTGAATAGTAGCGGCACCAGAGCTAATATA